TTTATGTTTCCACATAAAGTGAAAGAAATAACAAAGGGAACAAGATGGAGCACAATATCATGGGTGATGTAAAAATACATAAGGCATTTCCAACTTCAATTTATGAATTTGAACATAAGTCTTCTGAATTAGAACAAAAAAATATGGAAAAATATATATCTGAAGCAGATAAAAATTTTGAATTTCATACAGAAGATAATTTGCATACGGTATCTCATTTTACAAATCTAAGGGAAAAGATTCTACAAGTATCAACGCAATACATCAATGATTTAAAATATGAGTATGAAAAAATAGAAATTACTGGTATGTGGGGTAACGTATTAAGTCAAGGTGATGTACATCCACCACACACACATTCAAATAATTTTCTATCTGGAGTATATTATTTAAAGGCAGATGAAAATTCACCACCTACACAATTTTATGACCCACGGACACAAGCACATGTGCTTTCTCCTAAAAAAACACCAACATGGGAAAATTCAAATGTTATATCATTTAGGGCTATTGAAGGATCAGGTTTAGTATTTCCATCATGGTTAATGCATATGGTTCCATTATCAAGGATGCAAATCTTTGATGAAAAAAATAAAAAGTGGATAACTAGAAATGAATTAGGTGAAGAACGCATAAGCATATCGTGGAATATACTGCTTCGTGGAGAATATGGGAATCCCCAATCATTACAAAATGCACATATCTAAGAAAAATGAAGTATACCTTATTCTAAATAATGTAGACCCCTCAACATTACAAGAGCTCACAGAGTTTTTTACCTTTGAAGTGCCGGGCGCTAAATTTATGCCCATGTATCGCAATAGAATGTGGGATGGGAAAATAAGATTGTTTTCGCCGGGCACTGGACAAATCTATGTTGGTCTGTTATCATACATAAAGAAATTCTGCGAACAAAACAATATAGAATATACCATAGAGAAGGATGTAGAAGATGATAGGAATATTGTATTATCGGATGTTAGAAATTTCATCAGGAGTCTCAAACCCAAAACCAAAGGCAAAAGTCTCAAAGTACGAGATTATCAAATTCAGGCTGTACAACACGCCATATCTAGAAATCGGTGCTTGCTTGTTTCTCCTACTGCTTCTGGCAAGTCTCTCATAATATATGCGTTAGTTCGCTATTATCATATGATGGGTATAAAGACTTTGATACTCGTTCCTACTACATCGTTAGTTGAGCAGATGTATTCTGACTTTCAAGATTATGGATGGAGCTCTGGTACATACTGCCAGAGAGTATATCAGGGTCATGACCGCAAGGTAACAAAGGATGTTGTAATATCAACTTGGCAATCTATCTACAAGATGCCAAAGAAATATTTTGAGGATTTTGGGTGCGTGGTTGGTGATGAAGCTCATATGTTTAAGGCAAAATCACTTACTGGTATCATGACAAAGTTGCACCAATGTAAGTACAGATTTGGCCTTACAGGGACGCTGGACGGGACACAGACGCATCAGTTAGTATTAGAGGGTCTATTTGGGGGTGTTGATACTGTAGTAACAACAAAAGAGTTAATGGACAAGAAAACTCTTGCGAACTTGAAGATAAAATGTGTGGTGCTAAAGCATCCACCTATACGAGAGAAAATGACGTATGCAGAAGAGATCGAATATCTGGTTACGAATAGCGCTAGGAATCAATTCATTATTGATTTGTGTCGCAACATTTCTGGCAATACACTATGTTTATTTCAATTAGTAGAAAAGCATGGAAAAATACTACACGAAGAGATAAGTAGTATTGCAAAGAACAGAAAAGTATTTTTTGTGTACGGAGGCGTGGATAGTTTAGAGCGTGAGAAGATTAGGGAAATAGTTGAAAATGAAAAAGATGCCATTATTATTGCGAGCTTCGGTACTTTTAGTACTGGTATCAATATTCGTAATCTTCACAACATCGTGTTCGCCTCGCCTTCAAAGTCTAAAATTAGAGTCTTGCAGTCAATCGGGCGTGGGTTGCGGGCAACTAAGGGGAAGATGGACGTTCTAGTATTCGATATCGCAGATGATATATCTTATAGAGAAAGACGGAATTTCACGCTTAATCACTTTTCAGAACGAATAAATATCTACAACGAACAAGAGTTTAACTACGAAATAAGTAAGGTAAAACTAAAATGAATACAACCACGGCTACCTATAAGGTTCTTAAATTATTAAATGGAGAAGAGCTTATATGTGAAATGGGGGATGGTGAGATTGAGGATTCTTATGAAATAACTCATCCATTAAAAATGCAAGTTGAATCCAGACTTACAAAACAAGGCCCTGTTGATTCGTTAAATTTGAGTAGATGGATTGGGCCATATACTGAGCAGTCATTATTCAGTATTAAAATGTCGCACGTTCTCACCATTGCTGATGCATCAGAGGGATTGTCTAGATATTACGAGCATGTGCTAAGAGAAATCACAAGAGTAGATGCTCCCAAATATAGAAAATCCTTAGATGATATTAGTAATGAAGAAGTTTATGATGATCTGTTAGAAGATTTAGAAATTGATGATACTATTCATTAAAGCACCACATAGCTATTATACACAGTTTTTATATAAAGTCAAGTGCCATTTGAAATGAAAAGGGAATTGACTTTTACCTACGAGTAATGTATTATGGTTTATCGTTTGAAGGAGTAATAATGGCTAAGAAATCAAAGGGTGAACATTACGTTAACAATAAAGAGTTTTTGAAAGCTATGGTCGAATGGCGAGAGAGATGCGTTGCGGCAGAAGATGCAGGCAAACCTCGCCCACCAATTACAAATTATATTGGTGAATGTTTTTTAAAAATTGCTACACATTTATCGTATAGACCGAATTTTATTAATTATACATACAGGGATGAAATGATATCAGATGGGATCGAAAACTGCTTACAATATGTTAAGAACTTCAATCCAGAGAAGTCGCAGAACCCTTTCGCATACTTCACCCAAATCATCTACTACGCATTCTTGCGAAGAATCACCAAAGAAAAAAAACAAACCCACGTTAGAAACAAAATCATAGAGAATACACAATTTGAGTCTTGGACAACGATGGATGGTGATGACACCACATATTCTGTGCAAGGGTTTGACCCTAATGTGATGCTTCCAGATGAAGATGTATATAAACCAAAAAAGAAATCAACAGATAAGTCTAAAGGCTTAGAACCTTTCATGGAGTCCGATATTGAAGATAGCAATAATAACTGATACTCATTTCGGTGCTCGCAACGACAACCTTAACTTTAATGATTACTTTTTCAAATTTTACGATAACGTCTTTTTCCCTACATTAAAAGAGAGAGATATTACAACGTGCATTCATATGGGCGATGTTGTAGATCGCCGTAAGTATATAAGTTATCGTATTGCAAATGATTTTCGTAGCCGTTTCATTGAGAGGTTCAAAGAATTAAATATTGATTTACATATTGTTATTGGCAATCATGATACCTATTACAAGAACACCAATGACGTAAATTCTATGAATGAACTTGTCGGTGAAGATTCTCTTACCTCAATTTATTCTGAGCCACAGGTTGTAGAATTTGATGATGTTCCTATTCAGTTTATTCCTTGGATTAATGCTGGTAATTACTCAAAAACGATGGAAGCGTTATCTAATTCTCCAGCACAAATTGCTATGGGTCATTTAGAGGTAAGTGGTTTTCAGATGTATCGTGGTCAGTATTCAGAGAATGGATGGGATAAAGAATTGTTTCGTAGATTTGATACCGTGTTCAGTGGTCACTTTCACCACAAGTCAGATGATGGACAGATATATTATCTAGGAACGCCATACCAAATTTTCTGGAATGACTTTGATGATCCAAAGGGGTTTCATATTTTTGATACCGAAACAAGAGAGCTTGAACGTATTATAAATCCTCATACACTATTCAAGAAAATATATTATGATGATACTCAAGAGAATTATGACAGCCATGATGTTGAGCAGTATAAAGAAAAGTATGTAAAACTAATTGTTGTTAATAAGAAGGACTTGTATGACTTTGATAAGTTTGTTGACCGACTTCTAGCCGCAGATGCATATGAAGTAAAGATCATTGAGGACTTTTCTGATCTGGATGCATCAAATGTATCAGACGATATAGTAGAGAATACAGAAGATACTATGACTCTGCTTGACAGGTATGTTGATGAATTGGATATTACACTGGATAAAAATAGACTTAAAAATACTATGAAGTCACTTTATAACGAGGCTCAGGACTTAGAATTGTAATGGCTAATTTATGTGATTTTTTAGGTGAGAAACCACCTACAAATTTGAGAAAATGTATAAAATGTGGAGAAGAAAAAACTCTGGACAATTTTGGTTTTAGGTCATATGGGAAAAATGGTCAAAAAACAGAGCAACGTAATGACTGCAATCAATGTAGAAATAAACAAATTCGCA